TCGTCAATCGTATGTCTAAGATTTATACTATCGGTGCTAAAAGAAATGTAAGCGATAGATATTTAGATTTAACCTCTGTAAAAAATGCTCGTATGAAACAAATGGAACGAATGACTCGTTTGCTTGGCTCTACTGCAACTTATGTAATGTATGATGAGTTAGAAGAACGCTTTGAATATCGTCCTATTTATTATTTTGAGCCATACTTTGGTGACAATCCATACAGACCTGAAGCTATTGTATATCCAATGATGCACGGACACGCAGACTTATCTGACACAGATGAGCTAATGTATGCTTACTGGGATAGCGAATTACATTTAAAGTTCAATGAGAATGGTGATATTCTTGAAGAAGTACAGCACAACTTAGGTGTATTACCTTTTGTATTTACACATAGAGAAGAGCAATTAGACTCTTTCTTTGTAGAAGGTGCATCAGACTTAGTATCTGCTAATGAGCATATTAATATTACAATGACTGAAATGCAATTAGGGTTACGATTCCAAATGTTTGGACAACCAGTTGTAACTGGACTTATTTCTGATAATAGCAATGTAAGAGCAGGATCAGATGAAATATTAACTTTACCTGAAGGAAGTAATTACAATATTGTATCGCCAGAAGGTAGAGTGCTTGATGTAATTGAAAACATCAAATGGCAAATAGAATTAGTAGCGTTGAACAATCATCTATTCGTTACTTTCGCACAATCAGGTGGTGAAGTACCAAGTGGTATATCGCTAATGATTAAAGACTTAGAACGCCACGAAGATTTTATCGATGATAAAGAATTATATCGTCAATACGAAAAAGACTTTTATAGAGTAGAATATGCTCTATCACAAATCAATAATCTTGGACTACCTGAAGTATCACAGTTTAAAGTTGATTTCTCTGAAGTTGAATATCCAATGACTACACAAGATAAGATTATGTTAAATGAGTACAAATTAAAACATAACTTAACTACTCAAGCACAATTATTAGCTGAAGAAAACAAAGATTTAAGTGTTGAAGATGCAAGACAAATCATAGAAGCTAATAAATCAGTAAATGGAGTAGAGATAGTCAATGATGACAATTCAGAAAATCAAGGTTAATTTTAATTTTAACAAAGTTACTGGAGCAGCATTCGATAATAATATTCTCGCTTCTTTAGAGAATATGGCAAAGTTTGCTTGGAGTAAAGTCAAAAAAACCTTTCGACATCAAAAAGATATTAACGGCAAAAAATATGCTCGTTCTACATCTGGGTATTTAAATATGAAACACAACTTCAAAAGAAGTAAAATACAATCTAATAAGATTATGACTGATACTGGAACACTTGAAAAAAGCATAGAACACGATATTGATAGAAAAAAATTAGAGTCATTTGTTGGCACTAACCTTGTCCAATACGAAAAACATTTAGAAGATAATGTATCTGGTATTGTAAGAGATAAGGGAGTATACAAAGGATATATGGGAGATTTTGCTCCAGTACCACAAAGAAAGTTCTTTTTTACCTCAGATGAGGAAGCATTTGAAGAAACGGAAAAGAAGATTGATAAAGAAATAGATAAGTTTTTTGATGAATTAATAAGGAATCTTTCTACAAGTGAACGTATATTATAATATGGACGATTTAATCAAAGAGCTGTATAAAATGGTATTAGAAATACGAAAAATATCTGAAGCCAATAACGATTTACTTGGTTTTATCTGTACCAAAGTTGCACCTAATAAAAAAATGTATCAGGAAGATATTAGTGTTGATGATGTGATGTCTATTTCTATGGAAATGTCAGAAATATTCGAAAAATACGATGTTATGCCTGAGGATTATGGCGTTGCTTAGATTCTAATTCTGCTAACTTCTCTAACCACTTACGCCTTTCACTATTTGTCGGACGCCTTGATGGCAATGGATCTAACCCCACTTTCTTAGCTCTCTGCAATAAAGCATATCGTGACGCTCTATCTTCTCGGCGTTTCTGTCTATAAGGTTTCTTGCCTTTCTTGATTTGCTCTACTGCTTTCTTTTCTTTTATATCTCGTTTCTTCGGTTTGTCGTTTACAGGATTTCTTTCTGGAAGCGTATCCAGTATTTCGGTAACCTCTTCGCTTTCGGCTTCTATAATCTCATCAGCGTCTATTTGTTCAGCTTTTAAGAACTTCTCAAATGGACTATCTACGGTTACATTGATGTTTTTAACCAGCTTCCCTGAATGTTCTAATACCAGACGCCCTGCCTGGACATTCCCTTCAACAGCTTCACGAATCATACTATTTAATACCATTGGTAGCTTAGCATTGAAAGACACCATATACTTCTTATAATACATTTCAACAAAACGATCATCAGCAAACCAGCTATGAATAGTGCGTGGACTTACTTTTAATTGCTCGGCTATCTGTTTTTTGTTTAGCTCTGGATTATGAATCAGTAAATCAATAGCAGCAAGTTGATTGGCTTTCTTTAGTTCGATATTGCTCACTTGCCTTGTCCTCTGTATTTCTTTTTATAATACTTCTTAGAACCTTTTGTCCCGTATTTCGTATTCGTGCTTTTACCTTGTCGAGTTTTTTTAGCACCATTTGACTTTACGGTGCGATCGTTGAATAATGACTTTCTCATTTCTTGTAGACTTTTTCTGCTCCTGCGATACCAAATGAACCGAGTGTAACCCAGACGAACGAGTTGTAGATGTAGTCGTTGACCATTAGCTCTATTCCAATAATACCCATTGCTAAATCCACGATGCCGAATACGCACATCAACGCAAAAGACAAGAAGCCAATAATATTCTTTTCGTTGTATTCGTTTTTATCTTTAAATAAATCCCACATTACTTCTTGTCCTTTTTCTTTTTACCAAAAATCTTATCCCAACGCTTTTCGTATTCTTTTTTAGATATACTCAAAGGTCTTGGCACATCGCCTTTCCCTGCTCCGTTGGCTTTGCTATATATACTTTTGTCACTCATTTGCTATGTCTTTTTACTACTGGTACACTCATCGTTAATGAAGAACCTTTGTGTTTTTTATATCCACCTTTTGGATTCTTCATCAATTTAAACTTCCCCTTCTTTTTCATAAAGTGATACCCTCTTGGTGCTTTCACTTTCATTTTTTCTTCCCTTTTTTCTTTTTCTTCTTTTTCTTTTTTGTTCCATAATGATAGGGCATAACTATCTCCTCTTTTTAATTTTTTCCTTTGGACATACTTTTATATAATCTACTCTATTTTGCTCTTTGTTTCCTGTGTGTAACCCACAATAGGTGATGTCTTTTACCTTACTGGCGTAAGAACATTTCTTCTGTACTAATGAGCAATAATCAAACATTAATCTATATCCAATTCTTTGTATAATTTACGATCAGGCATTGAACCTGCACCATTTATGACCAATAATGGCTTAGAAGGTATCCTTTTGACTAAGAATTTCTCTTTACAACAAGTACATCTCTCGAGGGGATCATCTGTCATTTTCTGTTCCACCTCAAACACATTACCTGTTTCTAAGCATTGATAATCATATCTTGGCATACAGACAATTTAACCAATAATATCTGTGAAATACCAACAAAAAACCCTAAAAAGTTTGGATTGGAAATCTAATAGAAACACGACAAAAAACTGAACCTCATAAATTCCTGTAAGTTCAGTAATATCGTCGTTTACAGACATTTTTTATTTCATTGATTCTTACATAAACTGTATTAAATTGATACTATTTATAGTTAGTCATTAACTGATATTTCGTAGGGATTACTATAGGACGGTACCTTAGCAAACATATCCCCCCTAACCCTTGATATTGCTACACTTAACACAAACACTTAAAGTTCTACTCAAGTTGCCCTCTACTGTTGAACAATATAGAATGATCCAATATAAAATATATAATTGGCGTTTAAAAATTGGGGTGTAGTGTTGCTGATGTAATTGGTCAACATACCAAATAAAGAAATGTTTACACAAACTAAACAAATTGTTAAATAGTTCTTGATTCTTAACATTGAGCATATTAAACTAGTTCTATGCCGAAGGCACTACAAACAAATAAACAAAGGGGTTTAAAATGAATAACAAAATTACAATGAGCGATAAAATAGAACTAATACAAGATGTAAAAGAAAATGATTGGATTACATTAAAACAAATAGAAGAGCCGAAACCAAATCAAGTATGGGTACGTAATCATTATGACAGAGCAACTAAAACATATTCAATTACAAATTGGTCTACTGGAAAAGAAAGATTTCTAAAAGCTAATAGAGTAGTTTTTACTAGCTTTACATTTTAACAAACAAACAAAGGAAGGTTTAACAATGAACAAATTACTAAACAATTTAGAAAACAAATTAAAAGACATTGAACAAGATATTAAAAGTTTACACATTTTAAATAGTTGTGAAAATGATTTATCAGATTCAATAGATTTTAAAGAAGAACAAAAAGAAGATTTAGAAAATGATATCTTTCAAGTAAAGCAATTAAAAAGAGATTTAGAAAATGACAAAACAATAGAAGATATGTTAAAGTCTTTTGAATCTTTTAAAGATAATGTAAGTAAAATTATTGGTCTTACATTTCAAGATGTGAATAATTAAAAAAATCAAATATCAGATCATAATTTCAAATTTTAGATCTGATTTAACAAACAAAGGAAGGGTTTAAAGTGAACGATAAGCACCATAAAAAAATAAATTTTAAAATATATAAATATAAAAATCTTATTTGGCATATATCACAAAAAGAAAATCAAACCAATCAAGACAAAAAAGATGTAAAGATGTTGAAAAAATTAATTAAAGAATTAAAAGAAAAAAAGAAGGCTGAATAATGAACTACAAACTTGAAACTTTTAAAAGATACTTTCATAATCAAGAATTAGAAGCAATACAAAGACAAGAAAAAAGAAAAAAGATAATTACAAACATATTAGAATTTCTTTTTGTTGTGTTTATGTTTTTTGGTTTTTGGTTGCTTTTGGTATTGATCAACATATAAAAAGATTTTATTAACAAACAAACAAAGGAAAACAAACAATGAAAGAAAACGTAAGTATATATAAATTTCGTGATACTATGGTAAAATATGGTTTTAGTTATCACGGGGCTAAAGCTCTTTATGAATATTTAGAGCAATACGAAGAAGAAACTGAACACGAATTAGAATTTGACGCTATAGCGTTTAATTGTGATTTTACGGAATACGAAAGCGAAGAAGAACTTTTATCTGAATACGATAATTGTAATACATTAGAAGATATTGAAGATAATACTACTTTAATTAGATTTAAAAAAGAAAATCACTTTTCTGATAAAGTAGTAGTAGAAGAACGCTTTATTATTCAGAACTTTTAAACAAAATAAAAAACTATGCTTATGAGTTTTTATTAATAGTTTTAGATTAAGCAAACAAACAAAGGAAACTATAAAATGTATATATCAATAGAGAAAAATAAAATTAACGGCTCTTTAATTCTTACAAGTGAAAAAAACGGCTACTTTGTTAGCCGTGTTTATTATTACTATACAATAGCACAAGCAAAAAAACTATTTAAAGAAGAATTAAAAACTATCAATTAATAATAAAAAGCTACTTATATAATGTAAGTAGCTTTTTTTATACAAGATTTAAAAACATTTTTAATAATTATTTAATAACAAATAAAAAAGGGTATAAAATGAAAATAGAACAAAAAACAATATATAATGTTTATGGAAAAATAAAATATTATAATCAT